CCGTCGAGCATGCCATGGCGGCGCGGAATCGGGTCCGGAGCGCCTTCGATGATCGGCGCGGCGATGTAGTGCGCCTGGATGGGATCGTAGACCGCCAGATCGGCGATGCCGGGGGCGTGCTGCTTCAGGGTCTTTTTCAGGACCGAATCGAGTAGCGGTTCGCTCAACCAGAACCAGACATGGACTTTGAGCACGCCTGGTTTGATGCCCGCGGAAGCGGAGAGTTGCCAGAAACAGCGAACGTCCTGGAAGCACGGCGGCAGGCATTCAGCGATGGCGTGCGCGATGGCGGCTTCCGGGTCGTCAACCAGATCATCGGAGGAGCGCAACGGGAAGTCGTCGCAGTCCCACATCATCCACTGTCGCGGTACCTCGATGAGGTCGGGTTCGATGCCGTCTCGGATCAGTTTGCGCCGTTGGATGGGGTGCGCCGGGTCGGCCTCGTGCTTCGCCCAGGCGGCGTCCGACAGCGCGCCGCGCACGATCATGCGGAACGAATTCGCTTCCTGAATGATCAGTTGCGCGATTTCGTCGATCCCTTGGATCTCGGTGGGTTCGCGAGCGTAGAAATGGCGGGCCTTGCCGTACGACTGGACTTTCCACTCGGATTTCACCGAGTCCCAGGTCCATTTCTTGGTCGCCAGTTCGCCGCCGTAGGTGCGAAGGATCGTTAATCCGCGCGGATCGATCACTCTCACCGGGGACTCCGGATCGGGTGCCGGGAGGAATCCCAGGTCGGTGATGATTGAATCAGGCATCGGTAACCCTTTTGTGTTGGGCTACCGCGGGACTTGCATCGGCTCGACAGCGTGTGCTTATTCACACCATCGAACCGACACACCGCCCCACGGTAGCCGGTTTTTGTTTCAGATTTCGCGCTCGTTTTTCCTTGGTCGGGAGCGGGCGCGATTTCGTTTCTGGGTGATGACACTCATTTCAGATTCTCTCCAAGGGCCTGGGGGAATTTCTCGCGGACAGCGGCGACGCACTGTTCCGACCAACTGGTCCGAACCTTCGCCTCGCTGAAGCTGACCACGGCGGCGTAACGGAGTTTTCCGTCACGCCCACGCACCGGGTTGCCCTCTGGATCGATCACGGGTCTCGCGGGTGGCGCGGCCCATGCTTTGCCGCTTTCGCTGGCGTGGATGCTCACCTCATCGAGGATGAGGCCTGACGGGAATCGGACACGGGCGAAGCCGCGCAGGGTGTTCTTGCGGAGCGGGCGGAATTGCTCGGCGATGATGGCGCTCATCAGCCCGCGCCGTCGTTCTGGTTCGTGCCTGGTGCCGGCGGATTGTCGCCGGTAGCGCCGGGCGAGGGATGCATCGCCGATGACCCACTAAAGTCCGGGGGATAGTTCGGGGCCGCACCGTTCGGGCGCAGCGCGTCGCCGCCCTCGATGGGACTCCAGCCCAGCTCGCCGCGCGTGTCGTTGGCGGTGATCGCGCCGGATTGTTGCAAGGCGCAGAGCGCCGCCACCACGGCGCTAAACGATCCGCGTTGCAGCCCATCGAGGTCCAGGCGCAGATGCATGCCCGCGGGCAGGATCGCATCGAATTCCGACTCAATCGTCGTCACCAGTGGCGAGAGACAGAGTTGTGCGAAACTCGTGACATATGATGACAGGTCGGTGATGGAACGCGTGCCGATTTGAAGTAACACCTCCGGAACGTTGAAAAGTCGGCAGATGTCAGCAACGGAAAATTGCCGTGATGCGAGGAACTCGGCATCGACGGAGGTCATCGATACCTGATTGAGCGACCAGCCGCCTTCCAGCAACGGCACCTTGCCAGCGTTAATGCTGCCGGTGAATTTCTCCATCCACTCGGGACCGAAGCGCTCGCGCTGCGTGTCACTGAGGAAGTTGGGCGCGGTCAGTACGCCGGAGGGGCGCGCGCCGTTGGCCCAGTTGGATTGCGCCATGCGCGCGAGTTCCGCGCCCTCGGAGATGGCGGCGGCGGCGCGCGACAGGACAGAGCGGCCAGTGATGCCGCCGTTATCGGATCGCGCGCGGAGGAACAGCGCCTCACTGGCCAGCAGCCGCCGCGGCAGGTTGAGGAGTCGGGCTTCAGGCGTCGCGCTCGGCGTGATGTCGAACACCAGCCGGGCGGTGCCGTCGCCGCTGTTGATCACCTGCGGGTTGACCATCTGCCAGGGCACGGCGACCAGGCCGCTGACCGCGCCCCTGGCGTCGGTCTGGATGGCGGCGAGGGCGTTGCCGCGCAGCAGGATGGAGGCGACCGCCTGGCCGATGAAGGCGGGCCAGGACAGGAACGGCGAGGGGCGTTTGATCAGCCGCCACGCGGCCACGCCAGGCGGTGCCGCCTCGGGACCGTTGGGGCCGTCCATGACCAGGTTCGGCGGCAGGTTGGCGATGGCGGAGGCGATAAGGTGGGCGCATGAGGCCACCGTGGTGACGGCCTCAGCGCCGCCGGTCGGTCCAACCCACTGATTGCCGCCCATGGCGACCGCGCCCCACCCATCGCCCATCCAAGGACCGCTGCGCCGCGTCTCTGGCGGTGCTGGCGGGTCGGGTGCCAGCCAGCGGCGCAGGAAGGCGGGCGCGGCCATCAGATGAGCGCCAGGATGCGGCGCCGTAAGTCGGCGGAAGTCGGTAATTTTACAGACTTCTCGCGCGACCGCAGCGCGACGGTGGTTTGGTCGTATGCCGGGACGTTGCCTGTTAGTATCGAGATTTCATGCAGTGTCACACCGCGGAGTTGCCGCGTGCGCGGATCGGGCCAGACCTCGTCGGTGGCGAGGAAGCCGATGGAAACGCCGGACAGGTCGCCGCGTTTGGCGAGCGCCAGCAGATCGTTGCCCAGGCCGGTGTCGGGCAGGTCGAGGGCATATTCCAGACCGGCGGCGGTCTCGCTCAGCCGCAGCGTTTTGGAGCGCGTGCGGCCCAGCAGCGCCTCGGCGCGATGGTCGGCGAGCGCCATCACGTCATCGCGCGCCAGCGAGGCCTGGAAGGCCCCGGCGGCGATGGTCTCGGTGAAGCGTCCGGCGATCTCCGCGCGCACACCGAACGGCGCGGCGATGCCGTGCAGCGTCCTGCCGGTCGTCCGCAGTTCGGTGACGGCGCGGAATTCCAGATCGTCACGCATCAGGCGGTGCCGACTCCCAGCAATGCCGAGAAACCTAAAGGTTGCTTAATCGCAACGTCACAGGTGGCCATACATCTCACCTGGATATTGCCTTTGGCGTATGATTGTTCCGCATACGGATTAACTAAAGTGTCGAGTTCTGACCAGTAGGCCACGATAAGATTTTCCCACGCGCCGAATATCAGACTGCTTAAGGTGCCACCGCCGGAAACCACCGTGCCGTCCACTGGCAAGGCCTGGGTCGCCGCCAACGGGTAACCGGCCAGCGAAGCCGGTTCCGGCATCAGAAAATTGCTATTGGTGTCGCCTGGCGTGTGCAGCGTCTTCCGCATCTTCGCCACGGCGAGCGCGTTGGTGACCCAGCCCAGCGAGCCGTCCAGGGCGTTCGCGACGTCAACGCTGGCGATAGCGGTGATGATGTCGTTCCAGGTTGGCGCGGCACCGGCCAGGCCACGCGTGGGGACGCCGGAACCAGGGTCGAGAATTCCCTTTGGTTCGTTCGGTCCGCCGCCTTTGAGCGCCGCGCGATCAATCGCCACGGCGATGATCTGGGCCATGTCGTTCTCGACCATGCGGACCACGTCGGGCGAACTTTGCTGCACCATGTTGCGCGATATCTCGACCAGCGCGCCGACGTGCTTAGGCGTCAGAGCGACCGCGTCGGTGGCGGGGTCGGACATTGTGATAGGACTATTTTCCGCCACCCAGTATGCCGTCGCCGACTGCTTCAGGCGCGGAATGGACAGATTGCCCACGAGGCCGGACAGGATCGTCGCACCCATGCGCCGGACCACCAGCTTTTCACGCAAGCGGTCGATCATGTTTGGCGAAACCTCGGTCGCGATCAGGTTACTACCCGGCCCGGTCGCCGGGTTCGTGGTCGTGAAGACACGGCGTTCCGGTGCACCGCTCAGAGCCATGGAGAACAGCAGACCTTGCGCCTTGCGACCGCTGCGCCGTTCCAGTTCGGCGGATACCTCGCGGGCGCGGCCAGAAGCCTCGCTGGTGTCGCCCATCTGGGCACGGATCACGTCCAAAATGGTGACCTGTTTCGCCAGCGCGTCGAAGCCTCCGGCGCCGCCGTCCAAGGAGGTTCCGACGCTCCTGCGGTCGAGGTCATCGATCACGCTCTGGCGCGTGATCGCGGCCTCGAGCGTGCCCAGGTCAGCCGTGGCTTTGTCCCAGCGCACCTGTGCCGCCTCGGGCAGCGCGCCATCCGGCGTCGCCTTGTGCAGGCCTTCCAGTTCGGTCTTGAGCGCGTTGCGACGCTCCAACATCTCACGAAGCGTTGCCATGTGATCGTTTCCTTTTCAGTTGGGGACCGCCGCGGCGGATCGGTGTTCGTCCAGGCCAATCTTGAGGGCGCGGAACCAGAGGTCGGCGGGGATGGCGAGGAAGGGTTTGTGGACGCGCCAGTCGGCGTCCGGATGCCGCCAGCACGCGCCGGTCCCGCCCTTGGCGTCACACGCGATGACCAGCAGCCGGTCGGTCTTGCTCTGGGCCTCACGGCCAGCGGAGACACCGGCGCGGATGGCGATGTCATGGTCGACCAGATCCAGCAGCGCGTCGGTCACCTTGACCGCCAGGGCGTGGCGCAAGGTCATCTCGTGGATGGCGTCTGGGTGGGCCGGACCACCCAGCAGGCGGGCCACCTGTTCCGGCCTCATGCCCAGCAGGACGCATGCCTCGGCGAAGCTGATGGGTTCGTCGGTGATGGTGTTGGCCCGGTCAGGCATGCGTCGGGGCCTCCGCGCGCTTGTTGTGCAGTTGCAGGAACTCGGTGCGGATGATGAGGTCGGACAGCATCGCCGCCGCCGGGATGCAGACGACGGGCTGGCGCATTGGCGAGAAGACGGCGCCGTCCGTCTCGCGGACCTCGGGATGGTAGTGACCGGCGTTGCGGATGTCGGCGAGGACGGCGAACTGTTCGCCGGTCTCATCCCAGCCAACCACGATGTTGAGGGCGGTGCGGTATTCGCCGGATGGCCTGGCGAGGTTCTCGCGGGCGGTGCTGACCACCAGGGCGGCGATGACCGCGCCGCGTTTGGGACCGAAGTCGAGGCCGGTTTGCAGGCACAGCGCGCGCATGACACTGAGATGCAAGCCGTCTTCCAGGCTGAAGAACCAGCGGCCCGTCACGTTATCCTTGCGTCCGATGGTCGTGACGATGCCGCGGAAGCGCCAGTTTCTGATCGACCCCACGGTGACGCGGGTCAGGTACGCGATGTCCTGCAACGTGAACACACGCGCGGCGGCGTCCACCGGGACGTTGCCCGTCGGTGTCGGCGTCATGATGTTTGAACCGGGACATCTCATGCGGTGATGAGGCACGGCGAATCGTGATCGTGTCAATCGATGGATTCGCGAAAGATCGAGTCTGGATCAGGAAAGTTTGTAGGCAATTGCCTATTTCGTTCCGCTTCTGGATGGTCGGCGGGCGGTGATCGTCACGGGAATGCTCGGTCTGGGCACTAATGCCCACACGGGCGCGGTGAGGAGTCCGCAATCGTTTCGGAAACGAAAGTCCAGATGAGGAACCAGTTCCTTAACCTTGTTACGATGGGGGGAGGGTTCGGTCCCGGCGATGGGGGCCTCCAC